AAATTAGAGGTAACTTCCTTTAGATTCTTATCTCTTGTACAGATAACCGCAAAGATTTTCATGATCTATAATAGTATTCCAGAGCAACTTTTATGGAAAAAACACAATTAATTAGCGAATTTAAAAAGTGCAAGGAAGACCCTGTTTACTTTATTTCTAATTATGTAAAGGTCACTCACCCTGTACGAGGACTGGTTCCATTTAAATTATATCCGTTCCAAATAGAGATATTAGACAATGTAAAGAAACACAGGTTTAATATTCTACGAAAATTTAGACAGGCTGGTTGCACTACTATTGCTGCTGCTTATTCTCTGTGGATGATTGTATTTCAAAAACACAAGCAAGTAGTTATCCTTTCTAAAGGTGATGCTGAATCTACTGAAGTATTAGATAGAATTAAAATTATGTATAATGAGTTACCTACTTTTATGCGCCCCTCTATCACCGAAGATAATAAACATACTCTTAAATTAAGTACGGGTTCAACTATTAAATCACGACCTTCTGGGAAACAATCTGGACGTTCTCTCGCTGGCTCACTTCTCATTATTGATGAAGCCGCATTCATCGAAAATATTGATACTATTTGGGCTGCTGTTTATCCTATTATTTCAACTGGCGGTAGAGCATTTGTTTTATCCACAGTAAATGGAATAGGTAATTGGTTTTATGATGTATATCAAGCAGCCAGAGAAGGGTCAAATTCTTTTAACTATATTGATATTCATTGGAAGGATCATCCAGAGTATAAATGGCATGAAGGATTTGAGACTTTGTACGAAGTAATGACAGACAAAGGCTTAGATGTTAACCTATGGGAATCTACCACTAAAGCTAATATGCCCCTTAAACAGTGGCTTCAAGAGTATGAATGTGAATTTCTTGGAACAGGTGAGACTTATCTAGATGGATACTTACTTAGACGCTTATTTGAGGAGGTTAGTGGGGAGTATTGGATACGCTATAATAATAAAATGCGTGTGTGGAAAGAAGCTGCTCCTCAACATGAATATATCATTGGAGTAGATGTTAGTTTGGGTAGAGACAGGGATTATTCAGCTTTTCATATTTTAAATAGTTATACGGGGGAACAAGTAGCGGAATTTTATTCAAATAAAACCCCAATTAATGAATTAGCTCAAATTTTAGCCAATGAAGCAAATATATATAATAATGCAATGGTTATCATTGAAAGGAATACAATTGGAAATAATCTGATTGATTGGATGTTTAATATTCTTGAATACGATAATCTGTGGATAGATGATAAAAATGACTTTGGATTGCAAGTAACTACTAGGAATAGAGAAGAATTACTGGCTCGCATGGAAGAGTATATTCGTAACAATTTTATTAAAATTAATTCTAAACGAACTTTAGATGAACTTCTAACCTTTATTGTCGATGATAATGGAAAAATTACAGCAGATGAAGGTAAAAATGATGACCTTATTATGAGTTTGTCTATTGCGGTATTTCTACTACATACTGTAGGAGAAGGTGCTCCTATGGAAATGCTATCTAATGAAGAACATGAAAGAAAGCCCTTAATGCCTGAAAGAGCTTTTATTCATGACGGTGAAAATAAGAGAATTGAGGAAGATATAACATGGCTGATGAACTAAAGAAGAATGGCAAGATTGACGAGGGGTCTATTGGCTATACCCAATTTGGTGCGGGAGGGGTGGATAGTCGTATGGGTCCTTATTTTTATCCTTCGGGCAGATTAGGACAGTTTTTAGCTAGATTCTTTGCTACTAAAGCTGCTCCTTATATGGCAAAGCAAGCTGATGACGGCTCTACTCCTCAAGCCCATCTAGCTGGCGATACAGTTCAAAGTACTGATGTTGTTACTCCTGATAAACTTCCAGCTATAGGTGCTATGAATCGTACCACTCTTCAACTTCCAGAAGTTGAAAAGAATCGTAGAGAACGTTACAAAAGATTTGAAGAAATGGATGATTATCCTGAGATAGGTACAGCTTTTGATATCTATGCTGATGACTCGACCCAAAAGAATCTAAGAAATTCTCGTTGGACTGTTAAAAGTGAGAGTCAACTAGTAGTAGATGAAGTAAATGATATGTTTACCCACCTTAAGCTGGATAGACACTATTGGGATATTGTTAGAAATACTATTAAATATGGAGATTGTTTCATGGAAACAATTCTCGATGTTAATAACCCTCGAAAAGGGTTACAGAGAATTAAAGTTCTAAATCCTAATTTTATTATTAGAGTAGAAAATGAATATGGGTATCTAACAGACTTCCTTCAAGAGATACCTGATGAAAATGATTGGATGGCTTTCGGTAGTGTTGCGGGAAACATGACAGGAAGTAAATACATTACACTGGATAGAAATCAAATTGTTCATTTTAGATTGAGAACTTCTGATCCTGCTTATTATCCTTACGGCAAATCAATTGCTGGACTAGCTATTAGAGTCTTCCGTTCTCTTAAGCTTATGGAAGATGCCATGCTTATCTATCGTTTGGCGCGTGCCCCTGAACGTAGAATTTTCTATATTGATGTTGCTAATATGCCAGCCACCAAGGCTGAAATGTTTATTGAGAAGGTAAAAGAGAAGTTTAAGAAGGAAAAGTACTATAATCCTTTGGATGGGACTATTGATGCACGTTATAACCCTTTAAGTGCAGATGAAGATTTCTTTGTTCCTACTAGAGGAAATCAAGGAACTAAGATTGAAACTCTTCCTGGTGCTCAAAATCTTGGGGAAGTAGATGATGTTCGATATTTTCGTGATAAGCTTTTAGCGGCTCTTAAGGTTCCTAAAGACTATATTGTAGAAAAGGACAAATCTCCTGAGCGTAAAGCTAATTTGTCTCAACTAGATGCTAAGTTTGCCAGAGTTATTGGTAGAGTTCAGCAACAAATTGAGATTGGGTTAGATCAAATTGCACGAAGGCATCTTGCTTTAGTGGGTTATCCTGCTAGTCTAATAAAAGAGGTGAGAATTCAGCTTCCTGATCCTAGTGATACTTTCACTAAACGTAAGATGGAAATTGATGAACAAAAGGCTCGCGTAGTGGCGGCTGTCGTAGCAACAGGTTTATTCCCTACATCCACTATTTATAAGGAATTCTATGATATGACGGATCAAGAAATTCAACATACGAAGGAAGAATTGAAGAAGGAGCAGGAAGAAGCTCAAGAGCAGGAACAAGCACAAGCTGCTGCTGCTGGTGAGATGGGCCAAGCAGGAGCCGATCAAGATATGGAACGAGATCAAGCTGGTAAGGACATGGATGCTGCCCGTGATGAGGGGGCTAAGGAGGCTGACCATGACAGAGCTAAGGAATTAAATAAACAACAGCAGAAAGAAAATGTTGATATACGTCTTTTAGATACTTTAACAAAACTGAGACGTAAAATTATAACGGAATCTGGAAATAAGGGATCTCGATTATCTTCTATTGATAGGATTATTAACCGAAATGCATAAAATCTCTAAAAAAAGAGTTATTTAACCTGACTATATATTGATAGTCTATAATATAGATAAGGAGTTAAAATGTTTGATCATCTATTCGAAAACAGAAATACAACTGTTACAAATCTTTTAAAGCTTGGGGACTGCTTAGGCCGCTCTCTTAGGGAAAATGTTGAACTTTTTTCTATAGAAAGCGAAATTCAAAATGTAGCTTATTTAACCGAAAGTGGTAAGGTACTATCAGGGAAGTATGATTTTTCTAATGATATAGCTTTTACGGATATTAAAATTCAAGAATCTGATATTTTCCTAGATAATGAAACTTTTGATTCCTATGTTACCGATAAGGTTTCTTCTTTTGTAGGGAATATTAATGAAGACAGCTATCGAGAAGCAGATGGTAGTTTTACTGATATTCTATCGCTTTGGGAAAATAGACTAAAGTTTGAAAATGTAAAGAAGAGGCTGGAAGAGAAGATTTGTGTATTTTCGGAAGATCAAAATATTGTTAAAACTGAGCAGTTTCAAAAATTTCTAGAAATAATGCCTCAATTTCTTGAGTTTCTAGAGGAAAACAAGGAGACGATTCAAAAAGTACAGGAGATTGAAAATGCTATTAAATTATCAAATTCTGTATCACAAGCATTTAATTTCCCTAAGCTCTCTTATGAGACTTTAGCTGAACAAAGTTCTTATATTATCTCCAGGGGCTTGAATAAGTCTGTTTATGAGATGATTTGTAAGCAAGAATTAGTAAAGAAAGAATTATTTGAGTCCAAAAAGAATTTTGAGGACGTTTGGGCCACTAACCCCAAAATAAGGCAACTAGCTGGCTTTATTTTTGAGGGGTCTGATGAGACAATTTTAGAGGCTTTAGTTGAATCTGTTGTAGAAGTTCCATATTTAGCTCTTACAACTAAGAAACAACTGCTGGAGAGTATTAGTAATGCATTTAGCTTGAGCGATGAGACGGTAATTTCTAGTAACGATTTGAAAAATTACGTTGCAAAATTATTTGAAATGAAAAAGCCTCTTAAGAAGGTTATAATTGAGTTACTTAACACCAAATATGGAATTAATGTACAGAATTTGAAGGAAACTGCTACTTTTGATGGGCTAACTAACACTCAAGTAGTAATTTTTGAGTCTTTAACACGTTTAGCCCCTAAAGGAAGCGTAGTTAAGGATACCTTGTCTGAGCTAAGTAAGATGCTTAAGACTAAGAATGGTGTGGAAGCTATTGATGTTAATGAATTGCTTCAAGGATGCTTCGAATCGTGTGCGTATACGTCTTTTTGTACTGATTTCAAGCTTATTGAAGAGATTTCGTTTGAAGATATCTTGGATGACGAGGTAAGTGTTGTAGAACTTCTTGAGAAGGCTAAACTTCTTCTTTTTGATAAGAAGAAGAAGGATCTTCCTCAGGGTGCGGAAGAAACTAATCTAAGTTCTGAAGAAGAAGAGAGCCGAAAAAGTGCCGAAAAGCATGAAAAGCATCCTGCTAGTGAGTCTGATGAAGAGGATGATTCAGTTAGAGCAGCCGAAAAGAAAACAAAGAAGAAGAAACCTTCAAAGAAGAAGGAATGTGCTGAAAATTCTGAATTAGAGGAGTCTCCCTCTCTTACTGAACAAGAAGAGCCCGAAGTAGAGACAGAAGAGGCTCCAGAAGAGGCTCCAGAAGAGGAAGCCCCTTTAACCAAAGAAGAATTCTTGGATTCTTTAAAAGATATGGAAGAATTGCTTCAAGGTATCGGTCCTGACGAAGAGGAAGAAGAAGTAGAGACTGCTGAAACCGACGAAAAGGAGGCATAATAGCTAATGGCTACGGGTTGTACACTAGGTTATGCCCCTCTTATCGTATCTTCTGTGGAAGGGGTTTGCACATTTGTAGAGCTTCCTGATGGGGAGTGTTTATGTGCCAGTTTGTGTGATCCAAGTCAAGGAGAACAAGGAACAGCGGGAATAGTGGGAACAGCAGGAGCTGTGGGAACAGCAGGAGCTGTGGGGACAGCAGGGGCCGAAGGGACAGCAGGGGCCGAAGGGACAGCAGGGGCCGAAGGGACAGCAGGAATAGAAGGAACAGCAGGAGCTGGAGGACCAACAGGACCAACAGGACCAACAGGACCAATTAGCCAATCTTTACAATATGAAGATGGATGGGCAAAATCAGGATATAATTCAGATGGTATATACCCTTTAGGGGGGACCCTCTATCAGGCTGGTGTTCCTCAATATTTAGCATTTGCTAAGGATACAGTTACTGTAGCTGGAACAACAGGTTCATGGGTGCCTGCTTATCCACCTGTTGTTTCTATGGTTGATGGCAGCCGAGTGTTTGGTGTCCGCTGGTCCCCAGACTTTTTAGAAAGTGATGGTGCTGACGGCACTGGATTAGCTGCTTATACTAAATTCACAAATACCCTTGAATGGATTAATAACGCTGATATGGAGGTTAGCGGTAATGTAACAGTAAGTGGTAATCTTAGCGCAATTGATAGTGATGGGGATGCTTTCGTATTTAGAAGAGATGATGGTGAATCATATAAAAACCTTATTAAATCTTACGAAGGCACTATCGTAATCCAACCTGAAGATGATATTCA